TGGTTGCGTTTCTGCCTGTCCATACTTTGTTACGTATTTATACGTTTTAGGCGATTTAAGCACCATTTTTAAAGAAGATGAAGATAATGCTTGTTTACCCAAATAACCGTAGTAAAACTCATCGTTGTACATATTATCCAAGATTTCTTGTTTGTCCCATATCTTATTGTCTAAAGTTGTAATCATATTATCTTATTTTTAATTGGTTTAAGTTATCAAATGTTTCATCCATTTGCAAAACGTTTCTAATTTCTTCGTAGTACATATCTTCTTTATCCCATAAAGATACTAATGATTCTTTTACTTTCATTAGTTTGTTTCTTAAATAAACATTGTCAATAGAATTAGCAACGTTTAAAGATAGTTCAAGGTCTGTTAAAATTTCTGTTTTTGTCATTGTTATTTGTTTTTAAAAATTATCCCATTGCATTACTAAACCAAGACTATCTTGTCTTAATTGTACATTCTTAATTCCCGAACTTCTTACTATTCTAATAGCTTGTTCAAAATCTTTTATAACTCCAAAATCGGTAGCCATATCTTGCCAATCACCTGAAAATCCTATTTGGATTTGTACTGCTGTTTTCATATTGTCTTTGTTTTTAAATTATAAGCAAATATAAACAAGTTATTAATACAAAATACATTTTAGTAAAATTTTAACATTTTAAATGTTGTACGTTATTATGTACAATATCGATATTTATGTTTTAAATAACAAACATAATGAAAAAAGGTAGCTAATTGCTACCCTTAATTCTTAATTCGTGTTGTACTTCCCTTATTTTATCATTTAGCTTTTCATCATTACCACCTTTTAAATACAGTTGTTCACGTTTCTTTAGTAGCTGAGTTAATCTAAATTCTAATTCAAGTGTTTCAAATACTATTTGTTCAGTTCTATCCATTTTGCTTGTTCTTTTCTTAAATGTTTAATTTCTCTTTCTAAATAATCAATTGCTTTTTCAAGGTCTTGTATTTCATTTTCTTTTTTTCCTGCTCTACAAATGTATTTTAAAACATTAAATCTAAAGAAATTTAAATTATAATCTAAAGCAACATCTATTAAATCGTAGCTTTTATTATTATCGTAGTGGTTAGGTGTCATTTTTTAAATCGTTTTGAGTGTTGTGTGTAAAGTTCCATAATCTTTTTTTCTGCTTCGTATTGGTTAAATTCTTTTCTTAAGTTATTTTCTTCTAAATAAATTACCCTGTGTAAATCGTTTAAACTGTATTTACTAATCCAATACTTATTATTTCCTGCAGGAACAATTACATAAGCTAAATTATTTTGGTGGCAAATTCGCATATCATTTAATTCTTGGTGTGCAGGGTAGTATCTAACTTCTTGCTTTTTAGCCATTGATTCGTAAAAATTCTGCTTGTGCGTATTCAGTAAACCATTCTTTATTTTCTTTGTATTTATCAATAACTGCGTTAATCATTACAAGTTCATCTATAGTAGAAGTTTGCAATTTGCTAATAATATCTTCAATACTATTTAAAATGTTTGTAGTCATTTCTGCATCAGTTTTATAAATAGTTGCGTACTCAGTTCTAACAATTTCTTCTAAATCCTTATTTAAAGAATTTATTTTGTGTTTTATCTGCTGCTTGTATTGCTTTGTAAAGAATAAATTTTCATTCGATTCTAACAATAACTGCGATAGTAAAACTGATTTTAAGTATTCTAATTGTATTGGGTTTTCTTTCATAAATTTACTTCTATTAAATTGGTTAATAATATATTTATTTGGTTTACTACATTTTCTTTTTCGTACAATTTGCCATTATCGTAATAGATTAAAAAGTGTGGCACGTTAAATGTATTTTTGTATTTAGTACGTTGTGCATCGTGATTTAATTTAGCTTGGTTTTGGTATGGTGTATTCATAAACTTATATGTAATTGGCTTAACCTGTAAGCCTAAAAATAAAGTACCTTTTGAATATGCTTCCCAATCAGTAAAATAGTTTTCATCTAATTCGTATGGTGCTTTTCTAAATTCCACATTTGGGAACTGCTCCTGTAATTCGTATATTAAACTAATTTCAGTTAGCATACCATTCCACGTTTGACCAAGCACACGAAATTTTGTGTACTCATAACAGGTTAATTCATCTAAAGAAGTAATTTCAATTAACTTATAAGTTACATCTTTTAAAACTGAAACACCCATTACTGATTTATAGAATAAATACCATTCGCTTGGTTCTAATTGTTTTACTGATTTATAGTAATCATCAAATATTTTAGAACATTTACCTACAGATGAACTCCTGAATAGATTAGATATTTTTTTATCTTTATTTAATTGCCTAAATGTTTCTTTATCTATTGGCAATGCAAACCTATATTGGCTATACATCTAATTCGTATTCGTTGTATACTTTTCTAATTTCAGCTATTCTATCTCTCCAACAAGAACCACAATTTGAATTTTCTATTTTTTTATTAAAAATTCTAAAATAAATATCAATTAACTTGTATTGTTGATTAACTGTTAATTGGTCTTTAACCACAATAAAAAATTCAGTTAAATAATTGTAATCTTCTTCGTTTAAACAATTTAGTTTGTGATACGGAAATAGTTTATTTAGTACTTCTTTTCGTTTATCGCATCCACAATCAGCACCGGTAGCTTTGCTAAACTTTTCTACTACTGCTTTAATTCCTGTTGCTTCTGTGATTTGTTCTATTGTATCACCTAAACCTTGTGCTTTTTTTCTACGTGCCATAATTTTTTAGTTTTAATAAATTCCGTTATAATCGTTATTAATGTAATCTTGGTAATCTTTACCAAATTTAGTATTTAAAATTTCTTTGTAGTTTTTGATTGAATTAAAAATTGATATTAAACTGATGTTTGTTTCTTTAGCTATATCACGCATACTCATATCTGAATCCCGATAAAGTTTAAATAGCTTTTCATCGTACCAATGCCAATTTTTAATTTCTTCATCTATTAGCAAACAAATATCATTATAAGCATTGTGTTCATCTAAATTAGAATTATCAAACAAAGTAAACTGTTCATCTATTGATACTTTATTTACTTTCATTTTCTTGTTATAGTACTGAAAGAATAAACTCTTTAGCGTAAAAAATACATACCCTTTTCTAACATTGCCTGAAGCATCTATAATCTTTGTTGCATCTGCATACTTATGCAAAGCTATGTACGTTTCCTGCACTATATCTTCAGCGTAATCATATTCACCAAACGAATTAATAATTTTAATCCATTCAGCGTGATGTGCTGCTACTTGGTTGAGCCATTTGTTATCCATACAAAAGAAAATGAAATTACGAATAAAAGCACTTGTATTGTGTGTTCAGTTTCATCTTCATAAACATCATCGTTATATAATGCACCAAGCATTACACCTTTAATTGGAGTAATAAGTATTTCGCAGTCCACAAACTGAAATACTATTAAACAAATTACACAAAAAGCAACAAGAAATAAAATCATAGTTTATTGTTTTAAAGTAAATGCAAAATTGCAAATTTTTTGTATCAAAGTAAACCTAAAACATTTTAGCGGTTATACGTGCTTCTTTTTGTTCACGTTCTATTGGTTTAATCTTAAAATTAACTGTAATATCCGTTAGCGTTTTGTCTTTGTCTTGTAATCCTTTTATTACTTCTTCGATCGCAATGTAATCAAATTTAGTTTCTGTATTACACAATCTATAAATTAAATTTAAATCAGCCTGTAATGTTCTAAAGTAATGCAGCATTTCTCTGTTATCACACCAAAGCAATTCCATACGTGCTGCTTCTATTTTTAATTCTTTAATTTTATTTTCTAATTGCATCTTAAAATACTCCTTTTAATACATCGTATAAATTTCCTTCTACCTGTGGTAAACCTGCTTTGTTTACTTTAAAGCTAAAAGTTTCAAAACTTGTGTTTCTACTTCTTTTACACGATACGGTTACTAATTCTTTGTTTACTGTGTTTAACTCTAATTGAATCTGTGTTTCTGCCTTCTTTTCTAATGCTGAGCCTAAATGCCCTGTAGGTTTATCAGTTCCAAAATTAGAGTGAATAACAGTAACTATGTGGCAATGCAGTTCCTTTGTCCATTTCATTAACTTTTGAACTACTAAATTACTTTCTTCTATATTGTTTACATCTGAACATAAATCTGCAATACCATCTATAATTACTAAACCTATATTTTTACCTTCTAATTTATCATAAAGGCAATACTCTATAAAATCAATTCTATCTTTTGCCCCTAATTGTCTTAATGCGTAGGTGTGATAGCTTTCTATTTTATTGCTACTCATTTCCATTGGTCTTTTAAAAACTAAAGAAGCGTGGAAATTCGATTGTTCAGTATCAAAATGAATTAAATGTTTACCTTGTCTATTTCCTTTTAAATCACCTGAAATGCCGTTTATTTCATCGTTTAAATATACTGCAGAAAGCAAACTAATAAAAAACGTTTTTTTGCTTTTTGGTGGTGCTTGTACAAAGCTAAAGTTACCATAAGTTCCTACAGGTATAGGATATTCAATTACACCATCTTTTGTTTCAAATTGTTTAGTTCCAAATGAAATAGCAGGTAAAGGATATTCAATTTTTTCTAAAGGGTTTATGTAACATTCTTCTTCATACAATTGCATTATTAATCTATGTGAATCTTTGTCTATTGTCATTTGTCTTTTGTAAAAAAAGGGTAGCTTTTACACTACCCTGTTAAATCTAAAATGGTAAATCATTATCGTTAGCAAAACTGCTATTAAATTGTTCAGCCATATCACCGTTTAATCTTCCTGCAGGTTTAGCTTCTTGCTTTGTAGCAGTTGTTACTTTACCATCTGTCCAAACTACTTTGCCATTTCCAAGATAGTTTTTAGCTTTTTTAGCTTCACGTTCTTCTTGCGTTTGTGAATCAGTTAAAGATACGTTTTGACCCCATTGGTTTGTTTCATCACTAATTGAAATTGTGAAGTTATAAAAAACTGCACCATCTTTACCAATTACAAATTTCTCTTTTGGTAGTTTGTCTACTCTAATACTTGCGTTTACTAATGTACTCATATTTACTTAATTTTTAAAAGTTCTTCTTTTACTGATTTTGCTAATTTATATTTATTTTCTATGGTTGCAATATTACCACCTTTTTTTAAATATTCAATAGCTTGATTAAATTCCGGTGTATTTTTGTTTAACCACTTTTCTTCTGTGGCAGTTGTAGCATTTTTTGCACCAACTTCTTTTCCGTGTGAATTAGTAGCATCAGCATCTTGTGTATCATCAATTAGTAACAGGTTGCCTAATGCATACTTTTTACCATAAGATGAAGCAGAACCAAATGCTTGTGGTGTTTGCATACCTTTTTGTTGTAAATCTACACCTACAATTGCAGTAGCTTCTATTTCGTTAATTTCGTTGTTATCGTGAATAGTAGCAGTAGAAACAATAATTGGTGTAGTTTCAAATATTACATTTACTTCTTCACGAATCGTAAAATAAACACCGTACTTTTCGTTAAATGGTTTTAAACCTTCTAATATATCTTCAGCACTTCTAAAGTTATATTTACCAAAGCTATTAAATCTACTCTTATTCGACTTAAATTCTACCTGTATTTTAGATAGTTTTTCTGCTAAACTTAATTCTGTTTTAGGCATTGTTTTCTTGTTTTAATTGATAAATCTGTTGTTTGATAATTCTTTTGTAATCTGTTGGGCAATCATCTGCTGCTAACTCGAAGCAGTAAGTTTCTAACTGCGATAGTAAATTATTCAATTTGCATACATTTCTTTGTAAAGCTTCAATTTGAAATCTTTGATAGTCTATTAAATCTTTCATTAGCTTCTAAAAATTAATTGTAAAATAAAATACATTGCGCATACAAAGCAGAATGTGTATTGGTACTCACGTTTTTGGAAAAAATCCTTAATAAATTGTT